TTCGGCTTCCAGTACTGCGGGCACTCGCCCTTACCGTCCCAATCGTGGGCGCCGTAGTTTTCCATGTGTTGAGTCTGAATGATCGCTTTCATAAGTATATCTCCATTTGACAAGAGCCATTATACCCTGCTAAGATGGGATTGTACATCTCTAAGTCTTTGATTTTATTAGCCTTTTTGGGCGCATGCAAGTTATTGATTTGATTAGAGATTTTTTTAGATTATTTTTGTTAATTATTTACATAATCAATAATAAAATGATCTAAGTCGTTTTGGTTATTAAAAATGAATTGGATATACGGATTACCGCCGGCGGGTCCATAATGGATGAGTGAGCGATAGTGTGCATTGTATTTGGTACAGAGATCAGAAAGATAGCCCAAAGTTGCGTCGTGAGCACAGTCGAGTTCATAAGTATACATAGTATTCTCCTTTCGGGGGCTGCTATTCTACTACAGGGAGCTGGCCCGTTACATAGCCTGGTTAGACTTTTGGGTTATAAGCTTATAACTTTTTCGTATATGCCGTGAGGTGCAGGGGCCTGTCCATTTATTGACAGGGGCTGGGAATTATGGGGTATAAATAAACCGTGGTTGAGCCACCCTCACATTATGCCTATACAGATGATTTAATATTTTATAGGTAAAACAACAATGGATAAATTAGACTCAAGCATAGTGAGGATTACCCTCATTTGTGTTTTAGTCATTGGTGCTTTCTTATGGTTACCAGCTTTCGTACTTGCTCAAGAAGAAGAGGCGATTGATCCCAATCTGATAAGAACTGAATCGACGACTACAAGCACAATTACAACAAACGGAAGTACTACTACGACATTGAAGTCACCCCCAGCGTCAGCGATTACGCCGACTATTAATACATCGAACTCTGATCTTTGTACGTTTGGTGTGGCTGGAGCAGTTCAGACACAAATTCTCGGTATTTCTACAGGTACGCAATTTACTGATGAAAACTGTGAACGACTGAAGAATGCCAAAACTCTATACGATATGGGTATGAAAGTGGCCGCAGTGTCACTCATGTGTACTGATGAAAGAGTATTCGATGCAATGATGAATGCTGGTACACCATGTCCGTATGACGGACTCATCGGTCCTGAAGCCAAAGCTGCGTGGCTTGCCGAAGGCAAGACAGTAGAACCTGGCGAAAAAAAAGATGAGGGAATAGATGACAATACGAAGAATACAGCAATTGCTGGTGGCGGTCTCGCTGGCTTGCTTGCCCTCTTACTCTTACTCTGAACAAGTATTTGGTCAAACGACCAATGCAGCTCAGAATGGATATAATTGGGTGATGAGTAATCTTCTGCCTCAACAGGCAGGTTTGCAAGTCAATACAGTTTTGTATCGATATACGACAGTCAAGAATCCTGAAGATCCTTTACTTGTCACAATACAAAACGAAAACGCGGTCGACGGTGGATATATCTTTCGAGAAACCGATGACTGGACTGGATTGCCTGGTAACTCTATCTTCAAAGTAATCGGTGTTGGTGGAATTCCTATAGATTATTGGGGAGATGGAGAAATAACATGGGAAGGTGACGGTAAAGTGACTGACCCATCAGTGATTTATACTTATCAATATGATACATGTTTTGATCCACAATCGGATCCATCATGTCCTGGTTATAAGGTAGAAATACCTGATATACCATCAGTTGAAGTTGTAGATCCGCTCGACGATACGTTTGTGCAAGACGAGATCGATAGAGAGATGACTATGCGTGATGAAGATGAAGAAGAACGTGAGCGACAAAGGATGTCTGAAGAAGAAGACGATGAAGAAGAGGTTGATCTTGAGACAGTTTTAGGTATAGCGAATAGATCGTTACAGAATGCTCAAGATACTGCGAAGCAAAAACAAATGATGGCACTAGCCAACTTTTCTAACCAATATTACGAGCAATTACCTGACACTGTTTATAATGAAACAATTCAACTCAAAGATGCTGCGTTGCCTAAAAATAATCGGGGACGCAGACTACAGTTTGCACAAGACTTACTTCATGATAAATTAGTCAAATCACAATACAAAGGAGAACGTTAATGTTCAAGAAAATTTTGGCAGCAGCAATCGCGGTAACTGCAATGAGTGCACAAGCACTTGATGCTCCTATCGTGGGCAATGTCGAATCAAAATGTGTAGTAACTCTCGATAAGCAAGGTGTTTATGGTAACCCTACAGCTAGTGTACTTAGCACTGATGCGGCAGATGGAGGTGTTGAACCCGTCGTTCGTTACGACGTAGTAATCGCTAGTGCGTATAAGGCTGTTATTACTCATCCTTCTTCATTCTCACAAAGTCCTGCACTCACTGATACTATCTCATGGACTGGTTCTACTGCTGTAGAAGCTGTCTCTGATGCTCAAATGTCAGCATACGATACTAGCAAGATAGAATATGATTCGACAACCGAAATCGATCTCGATTATACCGGTTCAACTTGGTTTAAGGTGAGTTCAGAAGCTGATTATGGCGTTAGCAAAGCACTTCCCGGTGGTACATACACTGCGATTGTTCAGGCTAACTGTATAGCACTCTAAACATGCGCTATATTATGTGCCTGTTATTAGTCCTGAGTGGGCCCGTTGCGGCCCATTCATGGACTCCCACCTATCCTAAACTCAAACAATCATATGTCGAAGGTATATACGTTGCTGAGATGGAGCTATGGAATTCTCGTGGCGATGTAGCATATTATACGTTTGAAGTTTTTGATGATGAGTTTATACATGTGCCGTGGGCGGCAGAAGAGCGTAATGTTCCTGTCGAATATCTTGAACGCAAGAAGATAAATATATACATAAGAAAGGCAGATCTACCAAGAGCAAGGTATATCTGTTCACGTTCGTTACATGTGAAACAAAACAAGTCTGCGAGTTTGGTTTCCTCTAGGATATGTTCTAAAGTAAAATGAAAAAATTATTGACATTGATATTATTGCTACCGTGTTTTGCTTATGCACAATCGAATGGCATTAATATCGCGATACCTCAATCACCTCAGAGTTTTCAATCTGACAGAATACGAGCAGGTGATTTAGAGTGTTCAGCTGCGATTGGTTCATCAACTAACGTAGAATTTGGTGTAGTAGGTATATTAAATCAAAATGATCCGTTTTATGGTGGATATGATCCAACATACAATTTTAATAATGATGATTTTATGAGAGATATTGGTGTGTACGGTAGAATTACGATTCCTATCGGTGCACCAAAAGAAAGACTCAATTGTAATGTATTATATAAACTCGAGTTAGAAAAGAAACGACTCGAAGTACTGAAGTTACAACGCGAGATACAAAACCTTCGGAACTTGCAGTTTGAGGCTCCGACGGCACCAAGCGTAATGGCAGGTAATACAGATAAGGAATAATCATAATGGTAGAAATAGCCGCCGCGTTGTCGATGGCTGGTTCTGCTTTCAATATGATTAAAGGAGCGATTGAGAAGGGCCAAGAGGTCCAGGATATGTACGATGTTTTTGCAAAATTCTTTGATGCGAAAGAAACACTAGCAGAAGCAGATCAACACGCTAAAAACCCATCTATGGTGGGATCGTTATTTGGTGGAAGCAGTGTAGAAGCACAAGCACTACAGGTCACCGCAGCACGACATAAGATAAAGCAATTAGAAAAGGAACTATACGAATTTTTGCTTTATACTGGACAACAACAATTTTACGAAGATATGATGAAAGAAAGACGAGCCATTCGTCAACGTAGAATTGAAGCAGCACAAGCAGCTGCACGTAAAAAAGCATTTTATATTGATGCAGTAGCCGTCGCCGGCTTCTTTGTATTTTGTGCCGTATTAATTGCCGGCTTTGTGAGTATACTATCATGAGAATGTATACGATCTATGATAATAAAGGTTACATCATCATTAGGACTACAGACAGAAAACTAGCAGAGAAGGCAAAGAAAGATGGCAGAATTTGAATTTGCTGGCATGACATTCAAAGGCGGTAAGATGTTTATGATTCTTACTGCATTATCCACTCTCGGCGGTGGTGCATGGGGTGCATTTGAATTTTACAATGACTATCGTAATATGAAGGCGCAGATCGAGGAGTACGTGGCGCCTGACATGTCACACATAGAGCAAGAGTTAGCAGTACAATCAGAGTCAATGGCGTCGCTCCTCGCTACGATAGAGCAGCTTGAGAAGAAGCTTGAGTTAGCAGAAGATAGACTAACCGAAGATATGGATAAAGTCGAGGCCCTTGCTAGACGTGTAGACGATCAGACAAATACTACACAACGCGAGCTGCGTGATGATGTATATAATATTGAGTCTAAAGTAAACGAGCGGATGAGAACGCTCGATGCAGATTTACGTCAGACGAGAAAAGATCTCGAAGAGAAGATTCAGATTATACTTGATAATCCGCTGAATAATTAATTGGATTAGATCGCTTAATCCAATTAAACAAAGGGTGGACCAACAAACCAGCAGACTAATGATTTACGATTGCCAGTTTCTAACTTAGATACTCGATGATAACAATCTGAAGAGAAAATAATTGCATTTCCTTTTTTACAATCTACAATCCCTGGACCATAACGATTGACTCTCATATATGGTTCTGATGGTGGTCTATCGTATGTATTTTCTATTTCAAAATAACCACCCGTCCATTCTGATGGATCATTGAGGAAAATACTCATACTCATTTTCCGTACCTTTCCTGCCCATCGATGCGGATTACCATTCTCATCTAATTCAGGATATGGTTCTCGATGACAGTCAATATGCCAATCATACCATTCGCCTTTCTTTGTGTATTCTGTATATTGAAAATTTTCGCGATCATCGATTATCCAATGATCTAGTTTCATGATTTGTTTGACACCATTAAATTGTTGATCAACAATTTGATATATTCTTCCTACCTCATCTACAACGCCAGCTTTTTCTGCATTATGTTCGGTAAACCAAATAACATCGCATAATCGTGAATCTTTGTGCACACTATTTTCGTAGTCATGAAGAGAACCGCGTTGCCTTTTCATTCTCTCGGCTAATTCAATGATTTCATCACATTGATCTTCGGTCAAGAAATTTCTCGACAAAGCCCATTTACTCGGATGCATTAGAAGTCCTTTAGTTTGCCTTTATGATATAGATCAAAGAATTTACGAGTCATTGGTTGCCAATCTTCGAGTGGTTCATTAAATACAATTGCACCTTCTCCACCACCAACTGCCATGAGAATTACGATACGTTCAATATCCATATCATAGTGTTCTTTCACCATTGTAGCATACGCAGCACCTTGCATAAAGTACGAATGAATCTCGTCTTTTGGTTTCCAGCGTTTAGATGTTTTGAAGTCTAAGATTGTATTTTGACCTGCATAACGGCAGATCAGATCGGACGTACCAGCAGTCTTGAGTTCATCGGAATACATTTGTAATTCGACACCATAGATCTCGTCAACGTGTTCGTCCAGATAAGGTTGGATAGTTTTGAAGGTGTTTAGTGCGATCGGATTCACGTCTTCTTTCATCTGCCCAAGAATATAGTCCTCGGCAACCTGGTGCACTGCAGTACCTGCGCGAGATGCCTGTGTTGAGATCTTGTTGGCAGTTTCCGCGCCCACACGTTTTCGCCATTCCCATATCTTCTTCCTCGATAATGCACCAAGGGCTGACGTTACTGATGGATATTTTTCTCCGCTTTCAGTAACGTACAGCCTTTGGCCGTCCTCGTTGATTCGTTTTAGGGGTTTAGGTTCAAATAATTTAAGCGCAAAGCCCGAGTTCTTCTCTTGCAATGATATACTCCTTCACCAGACACGATCTAACAATATCGTTAGCATGAAATTCAATGTGTTCGAATCCATGTAGTCTGTCGATAATCTTCATAAAGTCTAAGAGACCTTGTCTCTCCTGCTGTTTAGTCAAATCACTTTGGCGGAAGTCGCCGCAAAAGATGAGTCGCGCGTTGTTTCCGATTCGTGTAATCAGTGAATCGAGTTCATGAAAATTCATGTTGTTAACTTCGTCTACTATGACAATAGTATTATCCATTGTACAGCCTCTGACGAAAGAAGTACACATAAATTTTACGAGGTCTTTCTCTTTCAGGATATCGTATGCGTCACCACGTCGAAACAACTCGTTACAGATTGCTCGATAAGGTTCTTCATATACTGATAGCTTTTCATCTTCATTACCCGGAAGGAAGCCGATATCTCTGGTTGGTACTGCAGATCTTACGACAGTAATGTCATAGAATTCGCAGTCGGGGTTATTGAAAAGTTCGGACAGTGCCAAGTAAAAAGATATAAAAGTCTTACCTGTACCTGCCATTCCATGAAGTAGTAAGTGGTCTCCTGAGTCGAATGCATCAAAAGTCAACTGTTGAGCAAAAGTTTTCGGATAGATTGGCTGAAGCTTCATGCCTCTCTGTGGTACGTGGTCGCGATTGTCTAAAATACCGTCTTTACGCAATGCGCGCCTTTGTCTCTTCGAAAGTGCCATATAACCTACTCTGTTTTTGTTATACTTACGGGTTAGAATGTTTCGATTGTGCTGCCCCTCCCAGAAGCTTTCTTTATTGATTTGAGAACATCACGAAAGCCAGCGTCAGGTCTTTGATTGACGCCAGTAACAATACTTGTCTTATTAGTGGTGATCTTGCGAGTGAGATGAGGATGTGCCGCCAAGAAGGAATCCATCTCAGCAATTTTGTGTACATGGTCTTCTAAATCACCAGTCTCAGAATTAAAATATGTGTACGTTGGCATGTTTTATTTATAATCTTCAACTTCCAACAGAGCTTCCAAATCGTTAGATCTGAGCACATTTTTTAAATATTTTTCTTCTTTATGCTCGCGATACTCGTGGATAAATTCCTTCTTACTACCGTCTTCAAACTTACGTTCTTCTTTACGATAATTACTTTCTCGTTTTGACTTACTCATACTTGAACCTACCTGGAAATGCTTCCTCTACTAACTTAGTTGTAATGCCTTTATATGGCAACTTCTTATCTTTGACGCCAAGCATTAGCTTAGCATCTTCTGGGTGAATACTCTCTAACATCTCGATGAATATACGTTCACGTTTAATGTTATGAATATTCGCACTACGTTGATTCTTAGTAAAGATATACAGCTTACGAACTTCTTGATATAGTCCGCCTGTGTTATCAATCATATCTTCTGGTGGATTGAATGGTGGTGCACCTTCAGGCAATTCAAATATGATGCGAACATCACATACTGCCTCGAGGATTTGCATAAAAGCATTATTACCTTCATACTCCTGCAGCTTAGCGATTTTATTCTTTCTACCTGATGTCTTCTCGATTTCTTTAAAGATATCACTAATTAGTTTAACTGCCATTATTCTCTCCGTATAGATCACTTATTGTAACTTCCAAATTCCATGATATGATAGTTTTCATTTTGCTTGATAAATTTATAGGGCCGCGATGTATTAGCCAACTTGGAAAAGTAATGATGTCTCCTTCAGCTACATCAAATTTATGTATTTTGCGCGTCACTGGTCCTATCCATTCAGTCTGTGAACTGTCTTGTGGTAAGTCGAGGTAATATACATTCGTAAAATTATCTCCGTGTGTATGCCATGAGTGTTTACCACCAGTAGTATATTGTTGAAACCATATTTCATGTATTTCGAAATACTCATACTTTAAATGTGTACACCACTCTTTTAAATGTTCATGTAGTGGTTCATCTAAAATTTTATACCATTCACGTTCTCTATCAAAACGAGATGTATCCCAATCACATCTTGCTATATTTTGATCATGAACTATAAGAGGTTTAAATTCTTTTTGTTCGTTGATTGCTGTAAGTAATTTTTCTTTTAACTCTTCATGATGTTTAAATTTGTTTATAATTACTGGAAAAACTACGAATGTCTTTTTCATTAAAATTCAGATATGCATTCGGTTAGGTTTTTGAGTTTGTATTTGATAAAGTAATTGAAGAGTTTATCTCGTCCTTTACCTTCTTGTTCTTCTACTGCTTTCTTTGTTGCTGTGCGTATTCTATCAGGTACAGCATTTAGATCAATAAGCATACGATTACGCTGATAATTTTTGTTCACATCTTCAGCCCAATCCCAAAAATGTAGCATCTTCAGTTCTTCCATTTTTTTCGATCGTAATGGCTTCTGTCGTGCATTTGCTACAAATGTATCATCAGAACTGAGCACATTTGGAATACCATCACCTGTATCACCTTTAAGAATGTGTTCTTGCAAGAAATCTTCAGGATTATTACACTTAATCCACTTCTTACGAGTAGGATCATACTGCGAAACATTTGAGTAACGCTGTAGTTGTTGGAAGTCTTTGTCGCCTGACAAGATGAGGATAGGGTCACCGCCGAGTTGGCGTCCGTGTTCATGACAAAGGGTCGCAATGACATCATCGGCTTCGGCATGCTCAACTCGGACGGTGGGATAGGGAAAGAATTCTGCAAGTTCATCGCGTACTGCATTGAGAATACGAAAGATTTCGTTCCAGTCGAGACCAGAATCTTGTCTATTCTTCTTGCGATTCGCCTTATAATAGGGGAAGAACTGTTTGCGCCAGTTAGACGTAGCGTCGCATGCGATGACTAACTCGCCGAACTCTTTCTCAAACTTGACTTTATTCATGCGAATAGAATTGAGGATCATGTGACGTAGTAGATCTTCGTTCGCATTGACATTTTTAGGGCCGCTGACCATTAGATTGGCGAGGGCTACTTGGTTGTAATCTAATATAATCACTGTTAAACTCCACTTATTTACTAGTATATTCTACCAAATAAAAGTGGCTTTGTAAACCTAAAAATCGAATTCCAATTGAGTAGTGTTTGGGTGCACGGCATCCCAGTATAAATTCTTTGCAAAGTGTTGAATAGGATGATGACAATCATTCATCTTATAGACAAATGATTTGAGAGTCTCGTATAAGAAAGAAATATCATACACGTAATCTTCATTATCTACTCTGTAGTCATTATTAAACATACTACTGAGTATTTCAGATAGGTATTGATCCGTATCTAATTCAGCGACTTCTACTTTATCGTAGATATTGAATCCATCTTCAATCGCCATTTGTTCAAAGCGGCGATCTAATGGGAACTCTATTACATTGCTCATAAAACTATTTATGTAGTTTTATAGTTAAACATCGGTCCTTCGTCTTTTGGTAAAGATTTATCAACTATACCATATTTTAACGAAGCGATGAGAGCCTCCCACTCTGATTTTCTATTTTTCCAACTATAAAAAGTGTCGGCATATACTTTAGTCGGCACAGCATTGTGTTTCATATCATTATAATTTTCGATTGTTAAATCAAGCATATTGTAGAATGCACTTGCATGATTCTGTAAATCTTCATTGTATTGATACATATTTGTCCAATGCGAAGCCGTCTCAAAAATTCCACCGTAATTTGAATGCACACAGATATTTTTTGCTGACATTGCTTCGATTAAGCTCAAACATGACGTTTCTTTCCATGTGGTAGGATAAGCAAAGATGTGTGATTTCTGTAATGCTTCTCTTACGACATCGTTTGATTGTGTACCATGATTTGTAACTTTAGGATTACTCTCTAGTGTTTCGAATACTTGCTTGTAATCTTGATCGCGAACATCCCAACCGTATAATGCAAAAGATGAATAGACATCAAGTGTAATATTGTCATACTTTTGACACAACATATTAAACACTGGAGCAAGAATATTTAATCCTCGGTGAGGAGTAGTGTGATAAATCAATTTAATTTGATCTTCGTCTTTTTCATAATCGTCGATAGGATCGATAAAATTTCTCAAGACTACACACTTTGATGGCGGAATATTATAGCGGTCGATATAACCCTGCATCTGCCAATTAGATACAAACACAAATCGATGAAACTTATCTTTGCCGTATTGAGTACCTAAAAATTCTGATTCGGGATCACCTGGTAAGTCATGCGCCCAAAAAATACGTATTACATCGTCGTGCAATTCTCTTACACGAGATGATACGATCTGTACACCATCGAGTACATCTTTATCTAGCCTTTCGGCCAATTTCATAGTCAATACTTCAGTACCACCCATTGACTTCTCGTTGGTCTCGTTTCTTTTGAACTCACCGTTAATGACCTCAGCCATTTTCTCTATCCTTTATGATATTCTCATCACGTACCGAACGAATATTTCCCCAGTTACCCTTATTAGATTTTCTTTTATTACGAAACAAAACTAATGTATGATTATTATCAGCTTTACCTAATGGATAAACGATTTCGCGGGTCTTTTTAATTCTATAAACATCTAACATTATAAACCACTCTCCAAATATAACATGAGATCACCAATCATTCGATGATTGATTGTTGAAAACGGAAATCCCATATCAGCGATTTCCGGATGTATCTTTACTAAAGTTTCTCGTGGTATATCAGTTTCTACTTCAATCACCTCGCATTTTACATCTTTTTGTTCGATGTACATCTTTAGCATTTCACACGGAGGACATCCAGCCTGCGTATAAACTATGATTCTTTTTTCTTCAACCATTTTCCGTTTATCTTCCCACCAATAAATTGGTTATAGTATTCTTCAGTAAGTAGTGCTTCACAGCGAATTTGATAATCCATTTCCCAGTATGCACACTCTGTTTTTGTTTCGCACAGCTGAACAACATAACGTTCGAACTCTGCACCATTAGCTAGTTCTTCTTTTAGTTCTTGATTTGATCCGTAGTAACTTTTCCAGTCTGATTCGACTAATGATTTTCTCTTTCTCTTCTTGCCTTTGAGAGGAGGTAGTGTCTTCTTACTCCAGAAAAACTTCTTACCGATATACTTGCGTTTAGTTTCCTTATTAATTAACAAATATACCATACCATAGAAGTTTTGTACATGCTCGGACTCAAGCGCCCAACCTTCTAATAGATGTATCCAGGGATTTTCATAACTTGCAGTAGTTAACGACGACATTACCTTCGTAGAAGATTCTTTTTGATTTGGCAAAACTATCTGACCACCTTTGTTCGGCGCATAATGCATCTTCAACGATTACTCTACCTATACCAACTTGTACTACGCCTTTTGCACACTCATGGCAGATAGGTAATCCATAAACATAGAGATGTGCACCTTTGAGTGAAACACCATTCTCTACAGCATTATATATACAATTCATTTCAGCGTGTACCACAAGCTCATACTTTGTCTCGCGATCATTAAGTCGTTCTTCGGTATCTTGTATTCCTTTTGGGAATCCATTATATCCCGTTGCGAGAATATTACGATTAGGTCCAACAGCTACAGCGCCAATCTTTTTCGATGGGTCTTTTGACCATGTAGAGATATGTTGTGCTAATGCTAAAAACTTTTTATCCCAAGCTGAACTAATACAGTCCCTCACCACTCTAACTCCATGTCATCATCATATTCAAATTGTTGGTCTTCAAGAGAAGCACTGCAGATTGGACAAAATTCGATTGGCATTTCTTCATCATCAAAGTTTGATTGACGTATAATGACGTCGCACTTTACTTCGCACGATTTACAATTAATCGTCTTTTTGTACATCTTCTGATCCTTTTGAAGCTTCTTTTTCATGACGTTTTAATATTACGCCAAGCGCAATGTGTGAAGTCCAATTATCGTTTTGAAGAAAATTTATACCCAATGTTCGTTCATAGTTGATGCCCTGAAATTCTCGTTCTATGTCAAATTCATAGAATTTCGTTAAGAAATAATTTCCTAGCCAAGATTTTTCAATTGTCAGATTATTAAAACTACCTAAATAAGGGAAAAATGAAGGTGAATAAGAGAAAAATTCATTATCCATAGTAGTCATAAATGGAACAATATGACACTGATAACCTCCCACATGGGTTCTTACAATAAGAGATCCAAAAAATTTAACTTGATCGAAATATGTAGAAGATGCGAAAGCATTGATTACTAAATCATATGTTTCAGCAGGTAAATTATCTATTTCATTTTCATTAAAAATATCAACTTTATCGTAGCCTAACAAACTGAACAGATGCTTAGTATTTTCGGGGGTCTCATTTATACCCCTTTTGTCTAATATAAATTGAATTTCGCGATAGTCACGAATGCCAGCATCCCCAATATACAATATTTTTTCTGGCTTTACGATCTCTAAAGCTTCATTGATTATTTTTATTTCTATATCTTTCAAAACGAAAAGTCCTTAAATGTGTCATCATCAACATCTTTCTTGATACCACCTACAATATAAGATGTAATTTCTGTTTCTTGTGGTGCAACTTGCACTTCCGCGCCGCTGATCCACTTCTGTGTCCATGGCAAAGGATCAGATCCACCTCGCTCATTAGACAAGCCAATAGCATACATACGCTTATTACCTAACCACTCCACGTACTCACTTAAGAGCTCTGCATTCAGACCAATCATCGAACCTTCTTTAAATAGATATTCGGCCCACGCTTTTTCTTGATCGAGCACATCACGAAAGATTTGTTTCACCTCGTCTGCTGTATCTATAGCAATCTGGGCATAGTCTTTATCTTCTTTAGGCAACAGTTTGATCAGTTGTTGTGTTGATGCCATGTGCACGTTCTCGTCTCGTGCGATAAACTTAATGATCTTTGCATTACCTTCCATCTTCTTTAGCTCAGCAAATGCCCAACTACAAGCGAATGATACATAGAAACGAATACCTTCGAGTGCATTGACAGCGTTCAATGCAAGCCATAGATTTCTTTTCGTTGGATTCTCTGCAAGGTTGTCATAGTATTTCGAAATAGATTTAGCACAGTCGACAATCTCTTTGATGTCTAGCATCTCATCGAATACTTTAGAAGGATCTGAATACACATTACGAATAATATGTGTATAAGATCGGGAATGAATGGTCTCGCTGAAGGCCCATGTTACGAGCCAGTTCTCAAGTTCAGGTAACGAACACAAAGGCATGAACGTCTCAACGGGACCGCGCCCTTGTACTGAGTCGAGCAAGATCTGACGTTTCAGATTGCTCGTAAAGATATGTTGTTCGTGCTGAGTCAGATTCTTAAAGTCTTTGCTATCGCGAGTAACGTCCACCTCTTCAGGCCGCCAAAAGAAACCGAGTTGCTTGTCGGTGAGAGTCTCAAAGATTCGATAGCGCTGCTTGTCATATCGTGCAATATTTACACGAGGCCCAAAGAATGCTGGCTGTGTAGTAAAATCAATTTTCTTTGTATGAAATACTGACATTATTCTTTATATTTCCTTTTTCTTGCCACCTTCTTACGATGACGAAATTTCTCGTTGTCTTCTCTCACTCGCGTGTAATCATGCAGAGCTTCTTTGTATTTCTTTTTGAACTGTATATAATCATCTTTTACTATATCGAGTTCAGCTTCTTCTTTTGTCTTGTAGCTCCATTCATCTGTATGACCTACACTCCACTTTGGTTCTGTCTCTACATGATAATTCTGTGTACAGACTTTAAAATCGGGTGTTAGTGGTTCGTCAATCGTCAGACTCGAGTCACGCCATATGATTCGATTATTTGGCTGAGCGGCAAACTGACCATTCTGCAATTGAATGATGTTGAATGACTTATGCTCAGGATCAAACTCACTAAAGTTCTCGTTAAGAACGTTCTTATCTGCATGGCAATTATCTATTGTAAACAAATATTCACCTTCATGAAACTGTTTATCTTTACCGAAAAACTTACAGCTCGACAGAAGTGGTTTCTGGATAACAGTTATGTGATAGTCGAAGCAGTCCCATAATTGTAATGTATCGAGTGGTAGATCGTAATCAAGATCTGTCTTCCATACAAATGCAGAAAGTGGTAGCTTATCAAACAATGCACCGTAATCTGTCAATAGTGTTTCAAAGTAGAGTGCTTTACCTGTCACCGATTTGACTGATGTCCAAACACCAGGTGTAAACTCGCCATGGCCATATTCGAGATCATAGAGATACTCTTTACGAACCATGACAGGGATTGGTGGTAGATTATGTACTAAGAACGCCATTAGATTTTACAAGCATCACAATCTTCAGGATTTCTCCAATCACAAGCTGCACCTTCTTCGACTTCTTCAACTGGAGGATCACGTTCGTCTGTGATTTCGCCAGCTCCGTCATACGTATTATTATAATACAACTGTTTGCCACCATACTTATAGAACATCAACATGTGTTGCATCATTAATGACAGTGGAATCTTTTCCTCATCATAATGCAGAGGATTGTAGCTAGTATTCACTGAAATACCTTGATCGATAAATTTCTGTAATACTGCCATAATCTTGAGATAACCTTCAGGTGACTTTTGATCCCAAAGTAAATCATACTTATTCTTAAGTCGACCAATCTGAGGTACAACTTGCTTCAGCACACCGTCTTTTGACTGCTTCACAGAGATGAGTGAGCGAGGAGGTTCAATACCATTCGTACTATTACTAATCTGCGCAGACGTCTCAGCAGGCATCAATGCCATCAGCGTAGAATTACGAATACCAACTTTCTTCAATAAATCCCGAAGTGTGTCCCAATCTAGCTTGTAATCTGGTTTTACCAACTCATCAACTGTTGTCTTATACGTATCGATAGGCAATATACCATCGTGATACTTTGTTTCGTCAGACTTCAAACATGCGCCCTTCTCAGCAGCAAGTACAGCAGATGCTTGAATGAGATAGTACGACCATGCTTCTGCATACTCATGAATCAACTCGAGGTTTGGATATTGATAGTTGGTATCATTCTTCGCTAACCAATGTGCAAAGTTAATAATGCCGACACCAAGAGGTCGACGATTCATAGAGCCCACAAACGCGGCTTTAACAGGATAATCTTGATAGTCGAGCAGTGCGTCAAGTGCACGAACAGCCAATTCACAAGGCAATGCAAAGTCTGCAGGTTTTTTGATATTACCCCAATTAATAGCCGCTAGAGTACACAGACTAATCTCACCATTCTCATCATGCAGATCATTGAGTGGTGTTGTAGGCAAATTAATTTCACAACAGAGATTCGACTGACGAATAGGTGCAAGCTCTTTCTTAAATGCACCATGGTCATTAGCGTTATCAACATTCATCAAATAGATACGACCAGTATCCTTTCTTTCCTGCATAAACGCAGCAAAAAGATCACGAGCAGGAACAGATCGCTTCATGATTGAAGTCTTACGCTCGTACTTTTCGTATAGATCACGAAACTTATTGGTGTCAGTAAAGAATGCTTCGTACATATCTTTGCATTCGTGCGGTGAGAAGAGTGTAATGTCTTCACCTTTGACAAGCCGTTCATACATGACTTGATTAAATTGTACGCCGTAGTCCATATTACGAACACGATTCTCTTCGGTACCTTTATTGTTCTTGAGTACGAGTAAATCTTCTACTTCGAGGTGCCAGATGGGGTAATATATAGTTGCCGCCCCACCACGGACGCCGCCTTGAGAACAAGATTTAACAGCACTTTGGAAATACTTAAGAAAAGGTATGATGCCAGTATGAGAAGTATCACCGTTACGAACAGCGGAACCGAGAGCACGTATACGGCCAGCTCCAACACCAATACCGGCTTTTTGTGAAACATATTTAACGATCGAGGATGCTGTTGCATTGATAGAATCCAGTGAGTCATCAGTCTCGATAAGTACGCAAGACGAGAACTGTCGTTGAGGCGTTCGTACTCCCGCCATAATTGGTGTAGGCAGACTAATATCAAAATTACTGAGTGCGTTGTATAGCTTTACAACCCAGTCCATTCGATTCTTTTCATAATCTGCAAACAATGTCATAGCAATACACATCATCGCCATCTGAGGTGTTTCAAAGATTTCACCTGTTACACGATCTTTGACGAGATACTTACCGCGCATTTGTTCCATCGCAGCATAAGTTAGCGCAAAGTCTCGATCATGATCAATCTTTGTATCGAGAAATAGTATGTCTTCTCGACTATATTTGTTCATGAGCACACCATCGTAACGACCAAACGAAATGTTCTCGATGATATGTTCTACTAAAGAAGGCGGATCAAACTTACCATAGACTTCTTTGCGCAGCCCATAATTGATTAGACGGCCTGCTACATATTGATAGTTCGGAGTTTCTTCGGTAATAAGATCAGCAGCTGCTTTAATCAACATCTCCTGTACATCGACAGTTTTAATATTGTTGTAGAACTGAATATGTGTTTTGATTTCAAGTTCTGATGCAGACACTCCGTTCAGTCCATCGCAAGCATATGCGGCTACGCGATGAAACTTTTCGAGATCTAAGACTTCTTTTTCGCCATCTCTTTTTGTGACTTGAATATTTTGAATCATTAGATCACTCCGCGTTCATGCAGTTTTTGACGATTAGCAAGATGTGCTTCTTTGATGTCTTCCTTACTTAAACCGAAGTAAGGAACTGCATGACCTTCGCGGATCATAATATCTCCTAAAAACATAGTGCTATTTGTTACTCCATCATATACTTCAAATTTACCTAAAATACGGCCGAATTTACCTTTTGATTCATCACCTGCTTTTTCAGTGACGAGAGTTTGTTTTGAACCAACTGGTAATATTTTTTTGACAAACTCTTTTGCTAGCAAGCCAAATTGTTTTTCGATTATATCTCGAGTACGAGATTCTGGTGTATCAATACCGTGAATACGGACGCGTTCATTATGTTGCCAAATCCCGAAACCAAGATCGATATCTACATCTACAGTATCACCATCGACCACTCTGCGAATTACACAATTGTATCTAAACATGGTCTTCCTCTTCTTCTAGTTCTATGTGGGGGGTTGCGTACACAACATCTAGACCGTAATCTTTCTTTAGGACCTCAACCATTCGGTCAATACCATCGCTTGCTCCTTTAACGAAGCCTTTATGGAATCCGCGGAGTTGACCAATTGTTGCACCAACCGTATACGAAATCCACATGCAAGCAACTGTAATTAAAACAACTGGATCAATTTCCATCTTTGAACGCGCCCCATTTTTGAACGTAATTTTCTGCTAAATCTTGTGCATAATATTCATTATGGTTTTTAAGTAGCTCGGTTCGTTTAAGTACCCACTTGCCATAGCCCCAAGCTTTTGACTCTTTCTCGTACATACGTACACCGAAATGATACTTATCTTTAAATACTTCAGCCTTTCTATCATCGGCTTCATTATAATAAGTAGAAAGTAAGGTTATATTCATATTTTTTTCCATGCTGTAAAAAGTACTTTTGCTTCAAGTCCAGAAGATATATTATACTGCAAAGTGTCATCAATGTTAACTACTTCTTTATTCAGTATCATATCATTCACATCTTTTGATTTAATTTGTTCTGGCCATATAACCACCTTGTAACCTTTATCTATAATCTTCTCGATCTTAGCGCAGGTTTCAGCTGAACGTGGCTCATTATCATAAACGAATACTGATTGATCGTTCACTAGATCCCAATCAATTGATCCACCAGCCATCGCCAGTGAGTTATTGACAAACATTGAATCGATCGGACCTTCGAGTATGAAGTGTGTTTTTGATCGATCGCAACTATCGAGACCAAATACTTTCGGTCTCTTTGTATCTATCATGATCGTAATATACCGTATACCATCTTTACGAAAGGATCGTCCTTGAAACCCGAAGAGGTTTTTCTCCTCATCGAGAAACGGTATAATGAGACGTGGTTCTTCGTTGTCTAGATTGTCAAATTTATTTGATATCACTGTATTGACAAACTGTTTGAAACGAGGAGCATAGAACAATTTACTATGGCTCGTAGTTGGAATCTGTCTCTTGTTTATATATGCCTTGGCGGGATGATCATGAGGCAATTGTGAGATTTTTTTGAGATTTTTTAGCTCGCTAGACTTAACGAACTTAGGAGGTTTCATTTTAATAGCTAGTACTTCGGCCTCAGAAACTTTCCTTTCACTTGGACTAACACTCTCTGATATTTTTTCGCGGATAAATTCCTGATAAATTATTGGATCGACGAACTCAAGTAACTTATCGATACCCAAAGTGATACTACAATTATGACAATGGTACAAATATCCGCCATCGTCTTTTGGAAATATCCAACCACGTGCTTTGTACTTATTTTTTCGGGAGTCTCCACAAACTGGGCACCTGAAGTTGTAATGTTGAGCCTTGACTCTTTTAAATCGGTCTAATCGATTAGAGATGAGCCCAATATATTTTTGTTCTAGCCACATAATAAAATACCTGAATAGCGATAGAGCTATTATACCGCTATTTCAAGGCATGTACATGCTTATACGAATGGAAAGTGTTGTGAGATGACTACCGATGACATCGCTACAGCGACTATCCAAAACAGACGATTGATGACAGCAACAGTGCGGGCATTGTTGTCTACCTTCTTTTCGATATCGTCCAGCTTAGCTGAGAAGCGATTGAGGCGTTCGAAGTTAGCATGATTATTCTGCTCTATGGCAATAAGCTTTTCTTCTGCACGTGCCAGAGAGATCATGGCGTCAGACAGCTTGTCGATTTTTTCTTCGATTCGATCGAGACGTTTTGCTTGCGTTTCAGCCATGATTAGCCCTTGAATATTCTTTTACGCTTACCACCCACCTCAATAAAGTTGCGAGTAACAAACTGTGTCTTTCGACGTTTCTTTTTCGGGAATGCTTGAGCATCATCGCCCATTCCCGGACCCATTGTGGTGTTATTAGTAGGTGTTCCAGCCATCACACCTTCTTCAACGAGCATCTCAGCTTCTTGCATATAGTGTTGTAAACATTCTTCGAGATACTCAACATCATCAGGATCTAGATTTTTTTCACGCAAAAGTAATAGCGCAGCCGCAAATGATGCGATACGAGTCTTACCACCTGGAATTTTACCAAGTAATTTTTTCAGATTAGCAACAAGTCTATCGAAGTAACCGAATGATTTGTTCTGCTCAGGTGTACGGTCTGCTTTATCAACAATGACCTTACCATCTTTATCGATAAGTCCTGTTTTGTAGGCATCCCATTGGTCAAATGGTGTAACTAATCGCTTTAAAAACATGTATATTGCTGCTAGATCTACTACACCTTTTGCCATTATCCCTGACCTCGATACTTCTTAAAGCTACGCTTACTAGACTTATTCATCGATGCCATCTTAATATTCTTGCGACCAATACTGGTCCCTTTATTATTAGGCTCGATGATTGCTTTTCCGCCAATTGCTGCTTTAGCCACTATATGTTCCTTAGTACTTCTGCGATTTTAAGATCTACTGAAATCATTTCAGATCGTATATGACACCCTTCGAATTGTATATCATATATTACTTGAGGCATATTTTGAAGAAACAATAAAAATGTCTTTAATATTTCCCAGTGCTCCTCGTCTATTTTAAAAAACAACATACGAGTAACAGCATCGTGTGTAAAGACATTATATAATGTAATAATATGGTTGAGGATCAATCTTTCTTTCAATTCACCCTTCTCGATATATCTTGAGAAGAGACGCTTTAAATACTTAAACCTTTTCAGGTCATCATAAAACTCTTCAGTATCGTACACCGTATTGGTGTAGTTTGCCGCAGCATATAACAAAAAGTTAGACTCATTCAATGGTGTCATAACAATCTAATTTTGATTAGGAATCAGCGAACGTAGAATCGTCAGCAGCACCAGTAGTGTTAGCAACGTCAGTCGTAGAGGTATTAGCAAAGTCAGTTGCATCGCCAGTAATACCAGTACAAGCCAAAGTCTCGTGAGTGACTCGACCTGAACGGCCACCAGTTCCAGTCGTGACCTTTACCCAACCGGTAGGGACACTACCTTTACCGTCACCACGGGCAGCTGCTGATTCTGCAGCATCCACACCGAATACTTCAGTACCGAACAGATCTTGACCAGTTTCACCGGTTTCTGCTTTCGCAGTAAACTTAGGCGCATCTGAATATTGGTCTCTTTTACCGAATAAAGACATTTCTTTATCTCCGTCTTAGTGTTAAACAGTTATTTATTAGTCGTCGTCGCTGACAGACCGGTCTTTCGCTGCCTTCTTAGCACGAAGTTTAGCGAAATCTTTAGCATCAATTTTGTCATCATCATGGACATCGAGATGCTTGTCTTGTGCAGGAGACAACTTCTTCTCCGTTACAAAATCCTTAAATTTCTTCATGATTTTTTCTCCATTGATTTCATTGCTTTACGAGCAAGATGCTTGGCAATGTTTTGCTTCTTGATAGTATTGCCGTATTCATCTTTTCGTTCGGCCGGAGCTTTTCTCCAACCAGAATCTTTTTTCCATGAACCAGTCTCTTCAAATTGTGCACTCTTATTATTCTTACGATAATGATTCAGCGCTTTAAAGGCATTGTCTTTGTGTACTTGTACTTTGCCTTTTTGGCCGCCATGTGTAACATAGCTGATAGTCTGATGATCTTTCTTTTGTTTTTCTTCATTCATGCCCGCCGCGTTTTGAGTAGAAGAATGCGCAACCTTCGACATTTGATGCGGAGGGGAAACATTCATGCCTTTCTTTACTTTAGCATGATGACGTTCCCAAGCATCGCCAGCAGCTGTATGATGTCTAGCTGCATTTTTATGTTGTCCGTGTGCAACATTATCGCCTGCTTTTTTAGCCTTAGCTGCTTCTTGTGAGTGAAAACTTGCTTGCGTATGATGCGCATCTGAACGATCTAATGGATGTTGATTAGACTTCATATAATCAATGTCTTCTTTTGTCAGCTTATTGACAGCAGTATTGATTCCCTTTGCTCTTTTGTTGCTGATTCTATGAGCGTCATCAGGCTTATTACCGGTTGCGATATCACGTGTAGCGCCGACCGCAGACTTTGTTGCTTTCTTTACATATGAACCGAGAGTCTTCTTTGACAGTTCGTCAATCTGTGTTTCTTCTTTGCGTTCTTTCTTCATCATGTCGGCCAACTTGCCCAACTTATTCTTATCAGAAGCAGAGATACCAGCTTTCTTCTTATCGTCTGCCATTTTATTTACTGACTTACCATAGGCCTCAGTGCTTTCGCGCATTGCTGATAGCTTAGCAGCGATAGCCATTTGACGTCGCTTTTTCATTGATTTCCCCTTAAATTGTGGTGCGTCGGAATCTTTAAAATCATCTACCCATTTGCCCATATCATCTGACGCTTTGAGTTTTTCCATTACATATACTGGCTTGCCGAAATGCTTCTTTGCTTTTTTATGAGCATCTCCAAAATGTCCAGTATGAACAAACGTTTGACCTGGTTGTGATTGACCATGACGACTCGTCGTAAATGCCCAACGACCATGACCACTTGCTTTCTTGCCATGAGCTCTCATAAAACGAGCATGTACTTCATCTGATTCACCCACTAGATTAGTATGCATATCTGTCGACGCGTCTTTGAGCCTCTGTCGCAAATCTGCTTTGATGTTAGTATCATATGTACGAGTAACACTCTTTACTGCAGACGCTTTCTTCAACATCTGTCGTAGCGCAATCTTAACTCTTGCAGGAGAGTCTGAATCCATATAGAAACGAGGCATACCTTCGATGTCAACAGCATACTTCGCTTCGCTTACCTTTGACATACCGCCACGATCATTCTTGACCCAACCTTTTGCCTTTAATCTTTTTTCTCTTTCAGCTTGAGCAGCACTATCGTCTTTCTTCTTCTGTGCTGCTTTGAACATATTACGATGTGCTTTCTGAGATTCAGGTGACATACCTTCATTCATATGCTCAACTCCAGTTGCATGCGGCTTCAGATCTCGATGCAGGCGGTCAGCATGTGATTTACTTTTCGCTTTAAACACAACACCTTTATCAGTATTACCTACATACTCGATATGACCCGCTCTTTCGTGTTTACGCATCACTGCACCAGCTTTCTTTTGACGACTATCGCCATCGAGATGGTCAAGTCGTACATGAATCTCGTGCTCTTCGTCCATCATCTTATCTACAAACTTAGTATACTTAGACTTAGGCATGTCTCCCTTCCTTGCTTTCTTATCGCCAGGCGCATCTTGATATGCTGATGCATCGTCGTCTGCTTTCTTGCCATGCTTCTTAAAGTGTGCATCTCGCTTGGCTTTCGTTGTTTTCTTTAAACCTTTATGATACGCGACTGGTTGTGTACCTTTACGGTCTTTAATATCAGGATCTTGTGCTGATTTAGTTTCAGGAATTAATCGCAACAGATGACGTAGTTCTGCTTCTTCGACGACATCACCAACCTTTTTAGTAGATACCCAAACTCTGCCGCCCTCTTCTTTACACTTAGCGAGCATCTCGTCTTTAGTACCAACAGCAGTGACTTTCCGATCCATCACAAGAGCGTAATGACAATTGTCACTACCTACTGCATCTTCGCCGACTTTAATTGTCTTGACTTCTTTTTCTTCTGGTACACAATTAGGTACACGCTTCTTACCTTTCTTTTTCATACCAACTTTCTTATATCCGTCCCAGCATGCTTCTTTTACTTTTTTCTGACCAGGTGTTTTCTTCATTGCATCTTCAACACCTTCAGGTTCTCCCCATTTTGGAAGAGGTCCATCGGGATTGCCCTTCTTATTAGGCACAAGCTTAGCAGCATGCTTAGACATGTCACATTGTTCGAGCAACTTAATAGCTTCATCAGGTCCAATTGCCTGAGTCAAAGCCATGACTACATCGTCTTGCTCTTTACCCTTG